TCATTTACTAAGTATATCATTTTGCGCTTTTGTACGAATTATAGGTATGAAGGCGCAAGAAATACTCAACAAAATCAAAGAAGTTGTAGGTATTGAACTATCTGAAGAGGTATCTGTACAACTAGAAGAAATCAAGTTAGAAAACGGCACTATTCTAGAAGCCGAAAAGTTCGAGTCAGGACAATCAGTTTTTATAAAAACAGAAGAAGAAAATATTGCTTTACCAGTAGGTGAGTACAAGCTAGAAGATGGCAGATCACTAATGGTTAAAGAAGAAGGTCTAATTGATAAAATCATGGATAAAGTAGAAGAAAAAGAAGAAGTGCAAGCTTCTGAAGAAAAAGCTCTTGAATCTACAGAAGAAGTAGTTGAAGAAACTGCATTGGAAGAAGAGGAAAAAGAGGAAGAAAAAGAAGAAATGGAGTACGTAACCAAAGAAGAATTTGCTAAAGCGGTTGAAGAAATCAAAGCAATGATTGAAGAAATGGGTTATGGCAAAAAAGATGAGATGAGTGAAGAAAAGGTTGAAGAAACTAAAGAAGAATTATCTGCTGAAGTTGCTGATCCTATTGTTCACAATCCTGAAGCTAAAGCTGCTAGTACAGCTTGGTTTTCTAACAAGAACTATCCTGACACTATTCAAAATAGAATTTACAAACAACTTAATAACTAAAATAAATACAAATGGCAACAAGTTTGACTACCAGTTACGCTGGTGAATACAAAGATAAAATGATTGCTTCTGCTCTTTTGAGTGGAAGAACATTGGCTAATGGTGGGTTAACAGTTTACCCAAATGTAGCTTATAAAGAAGTAATAAAAAGAATTGATCTTGGTGGAGATTTAATTACTGCTGGTGCATGTGATTACTCAGATGCTGGAACAGTTACTATTGATGAAGCAATTCTTGAAGTGAAAGAATTCCAAATTAACAAAACGGAATGTAAAAAAACTTTCTCACAAGATTGGATTTCAGCTCAAATGGGATATTCTATGAATAACCAGAACTTACCAAAGTCTTATTCTGATTTCATAGTTCAGCAATACATTGCAAAAATTGCAGAAAACATGGAAAACCAAATCTGGACTGGAAATGGTGCTGGTGGTAACTTAACAGGATTTACTACTACTTATGCAGCTTCTGCTTCATCTCTAATGGGTGGTGCTGTTGTGTCTGGTACTACTGTAGATGCAAGTAATGTTGTTACAGAGATCGGAAAGTTGGTAGACCACGTAAGTGCTAATAAAGCTTCTCTTTTAGATAAAGAGGATTTACACATTTATGTATCTAATTCAATTTTTCAAGCATATGTACGTAGCTTGGGCGGTTTCGGAGCATCTGGATTAGGAGCAAACGGTTATGAAGGAAAAGGAAATAACCAAGATTTAGGTGAGAACTTACTATTTGACGGGTTAAAGATATTTAGAGCGCCTGGTTTACCAGCAAATGACATGGTAGCTGCTCAAAAATCTAACTTATTCTTTGGTTGTGGTGTTGAAGGTGACTTATCAGAAATCAAGTTAATTGATACTGGTTCAACGCTAGGTGACCAGAACGTGAGATTTGTGGCTAGATTCAAAGCTGGAATCCAAACAGGATTCTTAGGTGAAGTAGCTTACTATACCTAATTAACTAATTAATAACGAGGGGTTGTAATACCCCTCTATTTAAAACTAATAATATGGCGTGTGATTTAACAGCTGGTAGAAACGTTAATTGTAAAGATGTAGTAGGTGGAATTAATGCAGTTTACTTTGTAGACTTCGGAGATTTAGGAACTGTTACTTTAACTTCTGATGAAGTTACTGATGTTTCTGGAACATTTTCAGCTTACAAATACTTAGTAAAAGGTGCTAACTCATTAGAGCAAGCAGTAACATCTTCACAAGAAAATGGAACTACCTTTTTTGAACAAACTTTGACATTAAACTTACAAAAACTTACTAAAGAAGATATGGTTCAACTAAAGCTTATGGCTTATGGTAGACCGCATTGTGTAATTGAAGACAACAACGGAAATTTCTTATTAGCTGGAAAAGAGCATGGGCTTAGTGTTTCGGGCGGTAGTATTTCAACGGGATCAGGATTTGCAGAGATGTCTGGGATTTCTTCTTTAACTCTTACAGGAAGTGAGAAGTTACCAGCGAATTTCATAAGTGGAGCTACTCAGGCAGATCCATTTGCTGGTTGTTCTTCAGCTACTGCAACTATAGTAGTAGGAACAAATAGTTAAGATGTTTAGTGGGTGCTACGTGTAAAGTACATGTAGTACAGGGTGTGAAAGGCGGATTGATTAATTTTTTTCCGCCTTTTTTTTAAAAAAAGTTAAAATGCAAATATTAAGTACAACAGGCGGAACCATAAACTTTATACCCAGAGAAGACATCTCAGGAAGTAAAACATATAGCCTTACTATATACTCAGAAGATCAAAGCAAAGTTATTTTAACGGATTCTAACGCATCAATAGGCAGTAATAGCTTCTACAACACTTATGTAACATCACAAGCTCTTACAGAGGGTTCTTTTTACATGATAGAGATACAAAACGCTACAGAAAGCAGATTAATATTTAGAGATAAGGTTTTCTGCACTAATCAATCATCCACCACTTATGAAATTAGTAATGGTGTATTTACACAACACAATACTGGTGCAAACGAGTATTTATATTATACAGGTTAATGAATAATTTACATTTAATAGAGCTTAGTCAATACGAAAAACCAGCAGTAACTGAAGAAAAAAACAGAGATTGGGTAGGTATAGGGGAAGATAACAACTACTACCAAGAACTTATTGACTGTTTCATGAATAGCACTACTAATAAAAGTGTTATAACAGGGATTGCACAACAAATTTATGGTAAAGGTTTAGATGCTACTGACAGCAATCAAAAACCAGAACAATATGCAGCCATGAAAGGTTTATTTAAACCTGATTGCCTTAGAAAAATTTGTTTGGATTTAAAGATGTTAGGAGAAGCATCACTACAAGTTTCTTATAGTGGTAAAAAAGTAGCATCTGTTACACACTTTCCTAGAGAAACTTTAAGAGCTGAAAAGATGGATGAAAGTGGTAAAGTAAAGAATTACTACTATGCACCAGATTGGACAGAAGTAACACAAACTACAGAACTGACTAAAATACCTGTATTTGGCAGTAAAGGAACAGGAAATGAAATATTTATTATAAAAAGGTACATACCTTCTTTTTACTACTATTCACCAGCAGATTATGCTACCAGTTATGCAGTATTAGAATCAGAAATATCAGATTATTTAATTAATGAAAGTCAACATTCTTTTTCACCTAGAGGAATCATAAATTTTTGCTCAGGTATTCCATCAGAGGAAAAAATGTTACAGATTAAAAACCAGATCAAAAACCAAATGACTGGTTCAGAGGGAGAAAAACTAATTGTATCATTTAACCACAATGCAGAACAAAAAGCAACTGTTGATGCTGTACCAGTACAACAAGCACCTGAATTATATCAATATTTAAGTGAGGAGTGTAGTAAAAAGATCATGTTAACACATAGAGTTACTTCTCCTTTGTTAATTGGGTTAAGAGATATGTCTGGTGGTGGTTTAGGTTCTAATGAAGATGAAATCATAGCAGCACAAAGATTATTTACTAATACTACTATAAAGCCTTACCAAGAATTAATTTGTGATTCACTATCTCAAATACTGGAAGTTAATGATATTAGCTTAAACCTTTACTTTAAAACAAGTGATCCTTTAGAATTTATTTCAGTTGAAGACATTGATAATGATGAAGTAAAAGAAGAAGAAACTGGTGTTAAAGAAGAAGATGATCTGTTTACTAAGATGGAAATGATGGCTTCTAAAACATCTTCTCCAGATTTAAGTGATGAAGCTTATGATAAACTTTTAAATGTTTTAAATGGAGAAGCAATGAGTTTTGAGTGGGAGATAGCAGATATTAGAGCTTACAACGAAGAAAACACAAGTGCTGATGAATGGGCTAATGATGTTTTACACTTAGCTAAAGAGAAAAAAGCAACTACACCTATTCCAAACATTCCAAAGAAGGGTTCAACACTTGATAAATCTTACTATGCAGTTAGGTACAAATATGATGTAGGAACAACTAGAGGTAAAGGCAGCAAATCAAGAAGATTTTGTGAAGCAATGATGAAAAGATCAAGAGAGGGTATTGTTTACAGAATAGAAGATATTAATAAAGTAATGGTTAACCAAGATTGGTTTGATGATTCAGGACTACCTATGCACAATGGACAAACTTTTGATCTTTTTAAACTAAAAGGTGGAATTAATTGCCGACATATTTGGAAAGAAGTACTTTATAAAATGAAGATACAACCAGCACTAGAAGGTAAAAAAGGAAGTAGTGATTTAGGAGATTATAAAAATGTAACTAAGATTCCTAAAACCTACAAGCCAACACCCAGAGGACATAAAAGAGCTGCAAAAGCAGAAAGAACAAGAAGTGATAGAGGAGCATATCCAACAGGTAAATAAAATAAAAATGAAAACAATAGAAAGAGTATTTGAAATACTAAACAAAGAGAAAGTAGAGCTAAAAGCTGAGAAGGTAGAATTGTCTGTAGTAGATGATTTAGCTAAATTAACACAAACAGCAAACTCGTTTGTAAAAGAAGCAAACCAAAAAATAAAGCAAAGCAATGCGCTTTATGATGAAGCTATAAAATTAGATAAAAAGTATCAGGTTGCTGAAGAAAAAGCAAGAAAATTTTCTACTAAGGTGGAAAAAGAAAAACAAAAAGCAATTAAGCTACAATCTACAATGGACAAGTTATATAGAAAAATGTTTGAAATAACAAAAGAACTTGGTCAAAGTCCAAAAGATGTTAAAGGATTTCAAAAATTCGATGCTGCTTATAATGAAATAGATGCTACCATAAGTAAAATTAATTCAATTGTTTAATAAAATAAATGGCTAAAGTACTATTCATACAAGCAAAAGATATTAAGGAGTTTACAGCATCTAACGGAAACGTTGATGTAGACAAAATCTTACCGCATCTCTATAAATCTCAAACTATAGAGGTACAAAGATTGTTAGGTACTAAGCTCTATGATAAATTAATTAGTGATATAACTGCTGGTACATTAACAGGTAACTACCAAACTCTTGTAGAAACCTATTGCAAGCCGATACTAATTCATTATGCTATGATGTATGCACTACCATATTTAAGTGTTACAATTAGCAATGGTGGTGTATATAGAAACAATCCTGAAAATGCTACTGCTTTAACAAGTGATGAAATAAACTTATTGGTAGAAAAAGAAAGAGATGCAGCTCAATACTTTGCACAGAGGATGATTGACTTTTTAAATTTTAATGCTTCTGCAATGTTTAGTGAGTATTATCAAAATATTAATGAAGATATTTCACCAGATTATGATGATAATTTTGGTGGATGGGTAATTATGGGATAGAATATGAGTAACTGGGGAAAAGGTTCTGAAAATAATAGTATAGGTTATGGGCAAGGCGCACACTTATCAACTAATGGCTGGGGTGAATCTCATAAAACAAGTTATGCTGGTTTAACAGATATTGTAGGTGATCCAGCTTTAGGCATTTCTTATCCTGCTAGTGCTTTATGTGAAAATGCAAGTAACCCTACACCAACTGTAAGCGGTAATGAAGGTTCAGGAACATTTAGTTCAACTACTGGCTTAGTGTTTGTTAGTACATCTACAGGAGAAGTAAATATTTCTTCTTCTACTGCTGGAGCAACTTATGTAATTACTTACACAGATACTAATGCTGCAACTGCTACTTTTAGCTTAACAATTAACAATTTAGATTCTGCTGCTTTTGCTTATTCAGCAAGTAGTTATGAGCCAACAGGTTCAGATCCTACACCAACTATTACAGGATTATCAGGTGGTACATTTAGTTCTACAAGTGGTTTAGTATTTGTTGATAGTGGAACTAATACAGGAAGTTTAACAGGTCAGATAGATTTAAGTGCTACAACTGAAGCAAGTTATACCATTACTTATAATACTACTTCAAGTGGTTCAAGTGTTTGTCCAAATACATCAACACAAACTGTAGAAGTGGCTGTGGCTGGAATTGCTAATAATTACAGTATGAGCTTTGATGGTACAAATGATTATATAAACGCTGGCAATGATACTTCACTTAATATAACAGGTGCTTTAACAGTTTCAGCTTGGATTAAACCAAACACATCTGTTAATGGAGGTGCTTCTATTGTTACAAAACGTTCGACTTGGGCAAATATTAACTTTGAATTAATACCTTATGGAACTAAAGTTAGGTTTTATATTGGAAGTGAACACTCTGGAGGAAATTCTAACACTTTACAAGCTAATGTATGGACTCATTTGGTAGGTGTTTTTAGACCAAGTCAATCTATTGATTTATATTGGAATGGTTCTATAACAGGTGGTGATTCAACATCAACAAGCACTACAACCGCATCTACAGTAACAAACCCACTTATTATTGGATCAAATTATAACCAAAGTACTTTTTTCAATGGGTTAATTGACGAAGTAGCAATTTGGAACACAGATCTAACAGCTACACAAATACAAAGCATTTATGATGCAAAAGGCACAAACCTAACTAAAGATTTAACCACAGTATCAGGTTCATCACTTGTTTACTGGAATAGAATGGGAGATTAATATGAGCAACTACTATAATAGACAATGGAGGCTTCCTAATGCTTGGAATGGCACAGAAAGCAATGTTAGTAAACAATCGAACTACTCGCTCAACTTTGACGGGAGTAGTAGAATAGATTGTGGCAATGATATACAAATATTTACAGATTCACATTCTTATTCTTTTTGGGTAAAAAAGCCAACTATTTCAGAAGGTTATATTTTTGGTTATGGTATAGATTCAGTTATTATTTTTTATACTGATGGAAGAATTAGATTTTATACAGGTGGTTTAGCAGACGCTGATTTTTATTCTACTACTTCTTTAAGCACAAACACTTGGTATCATATATGTTGTACTTATGAAAAAAATGGAGATAAAAAAATATATATAGATGGTAGTTTAGATAATACTATTTCTACATCAGGCACAATACAAACAGGTGGAGTAGGTCTTACAATAGCTGCAAGAAATCTTGGAGGAAGTATAAGTCACTATTTTACTGGACAGCTTGATGGGATGTGTTTATTCAACTACGCTCTCCCAGCAACAGGAACAAATTCTGTAGCTACTCTTTATGGTTCAAGCTCTACTGGTATAGGAAACCCAATGGCTATTAGTGGCGGTGGAAAACCTGTGGCATATTACCCACTCGGTGACCAAGATAGTTTCAATGGAGCAGAATATTTAGTGCCTAATAGTTCTCTTAAAGATTATGTTTTTAAAACTCTTAACACAACACAATCTTTTACTTCAAATATAAATCAATCAAATACAGGTAATAAATTTACTGTTTCTTTATGGGCTAAAAATAATGGAGTTTATCGTTTTTGGATTGACCATGGAGCAACTAATGAGGGAGGGTTTCAAAATATTGGAAGTCAACTTATTGTACATCTTGCAAATAATTTTTATCAATATTTTACTTTACCATCTCCTGATTTAACAACAGATGGAAATTGGCATCATTATGTAATTTATGTAGATAGTAACGATGTAACTAATTCTGAAATTTGGATAGATAAAAATTCTTTAACAAAAGCAAGTTCAGTTTCTTCAGGTTCAGCACTTGCATTTACATCTGGGTTTAAATTAACACCAAGATTAGCAGAGGTTTCAAATATGATGTATTTTATAAATTATGAAATAGACCAAACAAATGTAGATGTTTTATATAATAATGGAACTCCACTAACATCAACTTCTGGTCTTGCTACAACTCCAGACGTTTGGTGGAAATTAGATGCTTCTGATACTTATGATGGTACTAATTTTACAATTGAAGACCACGCTGGTTCTAACGATGGAACAAGCTCAGGAATGACACAAGCCAATTTAGTACAAAGTGATTTAAGTTTCAAAACTTCTATTTCGCCCTACGCACTTTCATTTGATGCAGGAAGCTCACAATATATATCAACAACAGCTTCTATAAGTGGGTTTACAAGTTTTACTATTTCTGCTTGGGCTAATGCTGAAACTTTAACAACCGCAGATACTTTAGTAGGTCAATGGAGAAATAGTAACACATCTAACTCTGCTTTTTTAATGTATTTAGTTAGTAATACAATGCATTTTTATATAGGTTCAGGCAGTTCTGCAATTTTAGCTGGTGGTGACACTACTCTTTCTACTGGACAATGGTATCACTTTTGTGCTACTTGGGATGGAACAACAACTAAATTATATATAAATGGCGTACAAGAATCAACTACTGGAAGTGCATCCAGTATGAATACAACAACTGTAGATTTATTAATAGGAGCTTATAATAATAGTGCTGGTACAGGTGTTGAGACAGCAAAAACTTGGAATGGCTCTATCTCAAACTGTTCAATCTGGAACGCTGCTTTAACATCTGCACAAGTAACAGAAATTTATAGTGAAGGTATTCCACAAAATCTCTTAAATCACTCTGCGGTAAGTTCACTTGTGTCGTGGTGGCAGTTGGGGAGTAATAGTTCTTTTAGCACCAACTGGACTGTATTAGATGAAGTAACTGCAAGTGGCAACAATGGAACATCTGTAAATATGGGAGAAGATGATATAGTGGACGGAGTAAATACCTATGGAGGAGGAACAAGTTCTGGAATGGGAGGAGATGAAGTAACAGGAGATGCACCTTACAGCACAGCAAATGCCTTAAGTAGCGGAATGGATGTACTTGACAGAACAACAGACACGCCAAGTTAAAATTTTAAATAAATAAAAATGAGTGATAGAAAATACGTAGTAATAGATTTAAGCAATACAGACAAGGTGCTTTTTTCTCAGGTAAATCAATCTTCTGCACAATCAGTAAGAAGAAATTTAGCTAATACACAGTGCTTACTTTCTTACAGGGTTGAGCCAAGTTTCATAACAGATTCTACCTTACCTATTGTAGGGAGTGTTATGACACAAACAGAAGCATTAACAATGTTAAGTGGTAGCGACTGGAGTGAGCCATTACCTGAAGAATGAGAACTTTAGTAGCTAAGATGGATAAACCGAGAAAAAGGCGTAAAGGTGTGCATAGTAAAAACGCATCTAAAGGGCAAGTAGGATATAAAAAAGTCTATCGTGGACAAGGTAAATAGTATAGAAATGGATGACCATACATTATTAATAGGTTTAATCTCTGCATTGGGATTAAAAGAGATCTGGAATATCTGGAAAAAGAAAATAGATATTTCTGCTCAAAAAGGTGAGAGGAAAGACAACCTATATACAGAACAGATTAAAAATTTAACTGAAAAAATAGAACAGTTAGAAACGAAGATTCAAACACTTATTGAAGAAAATACCCAACTATTAGTAAAGGTTGCAAGAATGGAGGAGAAGTTGATTACTAATGCTAAACGCAGAGTACAAACTAGAAGAAAAAAAGATGAGAGAAATTAAAGAAATTCACATTCATTGCACAGCCACTAGAGAAGGTCATGCTATTACAGCAGATGAAATTAGAAAATGGCACAAGGCAAGAGGATGGTCAGACATTGGCTATCACTATATAATAGGTTTTCAGCAAATAGAATTTGGTAGACCACTACACAGGATTCCAGCTAGTGCAAAAGGACATAATAAATCAAGTGCTGCACTTGCATACGTTGGGGGGTTAGATGCAAATGGCAAAGCTAAAGACACTAGAACACCAAGACAAAAAGAACTATTAATTAAGATCATAAAGCAATTAAAAGCTAAATATCCAAAGGCAATAATTATTGGACATCGAGATTTAAGTCCTGACAGAGATGGAGATTCAAAAGTGGAGAAGAGTGAGTGGCTTAAATCTTGTCCATGTTTCCCAGCAGAAAAATGGGGTTATGAATTAGGTTTACAACCTAAAGGATATAAGCCAAGAAGTGAAGAAGCACAAAATTATTTAAAAGATGAAAAAGCTAAAAGAAACAAAGCTAGGTCAAACTCTAAAGAGAGTAGCACCGCAAGTTCTTGATTTTGTTGGAGATGTTTTGCCTTCGTCTGGTGCATTGGGCGTGGTCAAGAATATTTTAGACAAAGATGAAACTATTGATCCAGCCACTAAACAAATGCTGCATGAACAAGTTGTAGAAACCTATAAGCTAGAAGTAGCAGATCGTGATTCAGCGAGAAAAAGAGAAGTAGAAATACTTAAAACTGGTTCTAAAGACTGGATGATGAATGTTACGGGAATCATTGGTTTAGGAAGTTTTATATTTCTGATTTATGCAATAGTATTTATTACAGTACCAGAACATAATAGTGAATTAATGATTCATACAACTGGAATAGTGGAGGGGATAGTTTTAAGTATAGTGGGTTACTATTTTGGAAGTATAGCCAGAAACAAAGAATGAAAAAATTTAGTGAACTCTATTCTGATAGTGGCAACCCCAAAGTCAGATTATCCGAAGAAGAATATAATATAATCTACCAATACAGAGAAAAAACAAAACCTACTGAAAGACGTATTTTAGTTATAGGTGATTTGCATTGTCCATTTGATTTAGAAGAATATCACCAACATTGTGTAGATACTTATAATAAATGGAATTGTAACCAAGTAATATTTATTGGAGATGTTATAGATAATCATTACAGTAGTTATCATGAAACAGATGCTGATGGTATGGGTGGTGCTGATGAATTAGATTTGGCTATAGATAGACTTAAAAGATATTATAAATCTTTTCCAAAAGCAGATGTAGTAATTGGCAACCATGATCGTATGATCATGAGAAAAGCACAAACTTCTTCTATACCTACTAAATGGATCAAAGCTTATAAAGATGTCTTAGAAGTGCCTAACTGGAATTTTACAGAACGTGTGGTTTATGATAATGTACAATACATTCATGGTGAAGCTGGAACAGCTAGAACTAAATCTAAAGCTGATATGCAAAGTACAGTTCAAGGTCATTTACATACCCAGAGTTACACAGAATTTTCTTGTGGTCGAAACTTTAAAATATTTGGTATGCAAGTAGGTTGTGGTATAGATTTTAGTTCTTATGCTATGGCCTATGCAAAAGCTGGTAAAAAACCAGCAGTTGGTTGTGGTGTAGTCATTGGCGGTAAAACAGCTATTAATTGTATGATGGAGCTGTAATTCCCCGTTTATACCCCGAATTAGTTCCGCTTTTTTTATAAAGAAAAATGCAAAACTTTACCGAATAGATTACCGAATCAAAATAAAAAATCCATAACTGTTTTATTTACAGATAGTTATGGATAATAGTTGCAGAGAGGAAGGGACTATAACCTTTTTACACTAATTTTCCTTACTTTTGTATTTTATGGTAAAATTACAGGTTAATTTTTACTATCATTGTACCAAGATTACACTAACAATGTAAAATAAATACATAAAAACTTTACCGAATCCTTTACCGAATGTATTTTTATTTAGACACTCCACACAAAAAAACATCTGCTATAAAAGTAAGGTATTATGTAAAAGCTGAAAAAAAATCTTTTGTTTATTCAACTGGTATTTCTATTAATCCGAAAAATTGGAACAAAGAAAATAGGATGCCTAAAGCTAAAGCTGGAGCTGCTGGTTTTGAATTAAAACAAATAACTAGCCAATTAAATAGATATGTAGAAGAATTGCATATATCTATAAATAATATAGAATTAGAAGATAAAGCAGTAACTAGAGCAGAATTAAAAAAACGATTAAATCAACGTTTTAAGCATGTTTTTGTCAAAAAAACAACACTTTTAGACCATTTAGACGCATTTATTGAAGAAAAAGTAAGTTTTGGTAAATATCAAAATAGAACTATTGATAAGTACAACGCATTAAAAAATAAAATTATTTATTTTAAAAAGGATGCAAAACTGACTGACATCAATAAAAAGTTTATGATTGATTTTATCAATTTTTTAAGATTAAAATATAATTTGACTGATATTACTTTAAACAGAAACATAGGTTATTTAAAGACTTTTTTAAAGTGGTGTAGGTATTCTGGAATAAAACTAGATGAAACTTACAATCAGGTAACAGTATCTACAAGAGATGCAGACCATGTTCACTTAAGTAAAGAACAGGTACGTACTTTAGAAAACTTAATTTTAAATAAAACTTTAAATAAATACAAAGAGTTGTTTTTAATTGGAGTTTATTCTGGGCAAAGGTTTTCAGATTATACTGTGTTTAAAAAGTCTGATGTTGTTAATGGTAGAATAGAAAAAAGAGCTGAAAAAACAGATTACAAAAGTTATATTCCTATTTCTAAAAAATTAGAAACATTATTAAATAAGTGGGAGTGGAGATTGCCAAAAGTAAGCAACCAGAAGTTTAATCAGAATATTAAAGAAGTTTGTAGAATAGCTGGATTCACAGATGAAGTTACTAAGACTACTTATATAGGAAATAAGAAAATAGAGAGCATAGAACCATTTTATAAAAGAGTTGGCTCACATACAGCAAGACGTACTTTTATAACCTTAGCTGCTAATGCTAATGTGCCAGATCATGTAATCATGGCTATTTGTGGAATAAGAGATTCTAAGACTTTAAAAACGTATAAAAAATTTAACCCTAATGTGTTAGAAGATTGGGTAGATACTATATTTTAGTTTTAGTAAACCGCTTTACTTTTTCTAATAAATATAGCTCATAATCTTCTAACCATTGATCGGCTAATACATCAAGTTCTTCCTCAGTCATTGAATCGCTACATTCATTAATAAGTTTTGCAAATTGGTGTACATTCATAGTCATAACAATATACAAATAACACAGTATTTTTATTACGTATTTTAAAAAACTTTTACTTTAAAAGTAAAATATTAATTACAAAAAAGGACTTTGTTTTTTAGTGTATTCCGTTGCCGTTGCCGTTTCCGTTTTTTTCTTTCTTTTTTTCTTTTATAAGTTTTAATGCTTCTAAAAATTCAATGGAAGTAATCTTTTCATGGATTTCTGCACTTTCTTTTTTTAGCTGATTAATTTGCAATTTAAGATTTTTTATTTCACTTAATTCTTGTGCAAATTTTTCTACTAAACTTAAATCTGGAATAAGCCTAGATATGTGGTCTATAACTTGTTTAGCTGTTATTGTAAGATCATCTGATGATGCAGTAGGAGTATTAAACATTGAACCTTGACCAGTCAATAGCCACTCTCTATTTACTTGCGGAAACCTCTTGCATATTTTATTTAACGTGGATGCAGAAGGTTTTGCATTTCTTTTAATAATACTATAAAAAGTTGTAGCTTGATTATATCCGCATTCTACAGCAAATGATCTAGGATTTAAATTTAAAGCATTTATTAAATCTAATAATCTACTATTTGTGGGCATTTTTAGTGTTTGTATACGAAAAAGTTACATATAAAATACCACAAAAAGGGTATTTATAAAAAAAATTATCAACAAATTCTTTCCCGTTATTAAATAATAATTTATTATTTTTCGTAATTATTGTTGTTATTGTTCTAATATTGCGTATATTTGTCAATAATAATTAAATAATATGTACGCAAATAATATTAAAAACTTATACAGTAAAGCTAGTAATAAAAGGGAATTAATTATCCTTTTAGCTGAATCTTTTAATATGAATCCATTGTCAGTTAAGAATCATTGGCTGTCTGGATTTTATCAAGTGCCTGAAAAGCATCAAGATAGGTGCATAAGAATTATGCAAAATTTTATCAAAGTAGAACAATCACAATTAATACCCCACTAACATGACAAAAGAATTAATTAAGGAAGCTATATCTGAATACTTCCAAGAAGAAAAAGATAAGACTACAGTTCTAACTGCTCATGAAGCAGCTAAGATGTTAAGGATTAACTACAGAACCTTTTTAAACAGAATACATAGTGGTAGATATGAATTTACTGCTGATGGCTATCAATATAAAATCACACTTAACCAACTAAAAAAATATCTATGAAAAGAGATAAACTAAACACCCTATACAAGAAGTATAACTTAGAGAAAGATGACTTCTTTAAGCATCAACACTACACAATTATAACAAGAGCTGGTATTGAAAAAATACAAGCAATAGAAGGAATTAACATAGATTATCAAGTTATAAAATGTGAACCTCACTTTGCTGTAATTAAAGCTGATGCAGATAATGGAGATGATAGAATCATACAAACTTTTGGTTCTGCATTAAAAGGAGAAGGTTATAAAGATGGAAATACCAATAGCTGGTATGTTATGGAGATGGCTGAAAAGAGAGCCTTAAGCAGAGCAGTCTTAAAACTTACAGGCTTTTATGAATTAGGAGTATTTGGAGAAGATGAATCAGAAACTTTTAAAAGAAATTAATCATGAAGCTAATAGAACAAATTAAAAAAGACTTAAAAGAGTTAGAAACTCAAATTAAAAAAGATCCTGTTCAAGAATGGTTGGATGATGTAAACAGCATACAAGACAACACCAATTCACTAGAAGAAAAAATGAAAGAACAAGGAATTAAAAAAATAACCTCAGAAGAAATATTTAAAAATTATGGGATATAGTAAAAGACAATATCAAGACATAACTGATGCACAGTTTGATCAATATAAAGAAAACCAATATGGTGAATACTTAGACCGCTTAGATGAAGAACAAATATCTACAGAGTGGTTGGCTCAAAAAGAAATAAGTGAGTGGCAACAATCAATAGAAAGACATGAAGATTTAGTATGTAATCTATTAGAAAAAGCTGAAGAAGGTTCTGAATTAGAATCTTATTGCACACTAAAAGAACTAAGAAAATTATTAGATGATGCTATTAAGCAAGTAGAACCTATGGCAATGGATAAGTGTGAGCAACATGCACCAGATAATTCACCATTTACAAATAATGGTTTTCAGATTCAAAAAAGAAATGGCGGTAGATACATTGATTTTTCCAATGTTCCTGAAGTAGCAGAAAAAGAAAAAGAATTAAAAGGATTTAAAGAGGTGCTGAAACACGCACTAATAGGACTTGAAAAAGGTGCTACTATGTTAATGGATGAGAAGATGATTCTTCATGATGGGGAGATGGTAAACATACCAGAATGGAAGTTTAGAAAGGATTCAATCACAGTTAAGAAATTATAAACTAACGGGGTGCGGATGACCAAGCAGCTAATGCACCCCCATAAAAATTAAGGATGTATACAAATTTAGAAAACCCACAAATAGGAGAAGTATTATTAAATGATATTGACCAACTAATTAATGCAAAAAAATCAGAAATAAAATACATTAAAGATCAGCAGCTCAAATCCATATTAGAATCAGTTCTTAGAGTAACCAATGTAGATGTTACAGAAAGGTCAAATAGAAGTGAAGTAGCTGATGCGGTCAAAGTATTTTCTTTTATAGCAAGAGAACACACCAATAATAATTTTAAAGAGATTGGTGAGTTTATTAATAGAGATCATTCTACTATAGTAATTGCTTGTAACAGATACGGAGATTTATATAAAACTGATTCAGAATTTAGATATAAAGCTGATAGATGTTTATCTAAGTTTTTTGCAGAAGAAGGAGAAGAGCAACCAAAAGAAGTAGATATAGAATCTATCAATCAAGACTTAAGAAAGTGTGATCACTTCACACTATGTAAAATCAAAAACTACATCAAAAGACTTTTAAAATAATGGCAGAAAATAAGAAAGCCTTTGTGCTATATACTGACATAATTGAAACTGTAAAGCAGTTAGATGATTTGAAAGCTGGTGAACTATTTAAACATATTTTAAGATATGTAAATGATGAAAACCCACAGTCAGATGATCCTATTATTAACCTGGTATTTACTCCTATTAAGCTACAACTAAAAAGAGATTTAAAGAAGTATGAACAAAGAGCTGAAAGAAGTAGAATAAATGGTGCTAAAGGTGGTAGACCAAAAAACCCAGTGGGTTATTTTAAAACCCAGAAAAACCCAGACGAACCCAGAAAACCTGATACAGTAACAGTAACAGATACAGTAACAGTTAAAGATACAGTAACAGTAATTAATAAAAAGAAAAAAGTTAAAAAAGAAAAAGAAGAATTAGTATATCCATTTGATACAGATTCTTTTAAAAAATATTTTAATGTTTGGAAACAATACAAACAGGACCAACACAGATTCAAGTATAAGTCTTTAGCAACAGAACAAGCACTGCTAAAGCAAATAGCAAAAGATTTTAAAACAGAATACGAAGCTATTGAAGCAATAGAATATTCTATGGCTAATGGCTATAAAGGAATATTTAAACCCCAAAAACCACAAAACAATGGAAACAGTTATGGCAATACAAAAACAAGAACAATTTACTCCGACCGTTACAAAAAAGAACTTCTTAATGACGTACAACCCACAGAAGTTATTAAACAGTAGTCAGAGTGTAAAAACCTATGATGAAGTTTTTAATACTAAAGCTCCATCTATAGCAAGAATTAAAAAAGAAATGGGAGTCAAATTTACTACTGGATATTTAAAAATCTGGTTAGTAGAATTAAATGAGATGTTAAACTTAAGAAGACCAATGACAGAAAGTCAGATCACATTTGCAGCTCAGTTAATAGCTGATGAATTCTTTGGTTTAAAAATATCTGATCTCCAATTATTATTTAGAAAAATATTATCTGGTGAGTATGGCGAATTGTACGAATCACTTAACCCACCTAAGATACTGACATTCTTCAGAAACTACCTAAACGAAAGAATGAATGTAGGAGCAGAAATGTCAATGAGAAAACATTTAGAATATAAACAACTATGAAAAGATTAGCAATAATAGGAGGACTTAGTTTAATGACTGCTGGAACTACAAACATGTTATGGCACAAGCAGAAGTTTAATAACAATCCCAACACATTTGCTATAGCTACAGGGGGATTCTTTGTAGCAGTGGGAATAACCTACAAATTTTAATTATGAAAAAAATAAAAAATATTACACTTCACGAAAGCGAGAAAATATTTATAACTGGTGAAGTTGGAAATTGTGTAGAATTAAATAGATATGGATCAAATGAAACTTATTTAAAACTTGCAATTCATAGAAATAGCACTAAAGGAAAACAAACACTTGCAGTTGATTTAGCTTCTCCAGATTTAATTAATGAAATAAAAAAAGGTGATGTAATAAAAGTTACAGTTGATATAGTTACAACACAATCTGGCAATAATTTTTACAACAACATCTACTGTCATGAAATAGAAAAAATAATAGTAAAAACAAAAAATAAATAACAATGGATAAAACAACAATAAGAGGTAGAGTAGTTAAGATTAAAAAACTTGAAACTATTAAAACCAAAAAAGGAAATGATTTTACTAAACAAGAAATTGTAGTAGATCAGAACAGAAACTATAATTCAGAAGTATGCTTAGTATTTCTAGGAGATAATGTAGATCATGTTAGAAAAATAAATGAAGGAGAAGTTTATGAGTTCTACATCAATGTAAGCAGTAGAGAATACAATGAAAGACATTACACTACTGTAGACTGTTGGAGAGCTGTTCAGCTTAACCCAGAAGCACCAGCTAAAGAAGAAAAAGGATTTGTTCCTGTAGGGGAAGAACAAGCTGATTTACCATTTTAATGATTACGATTTATGTTTGTTATATCATATCCCATTTACTAGCCATAGTATTTGGGATGTGTTTATTTAAGCTTTGGGAAACTATTAAGCAATGACACACCTAGATTTATTTAGTGGAATGGGAGGATTTTCACTAGGATTAAAAAAAGTATTTAACATAGAAAAAACATACTATTCAGAGATTGATAAGTATGCAAAACAAGTATATAATTATAATTTTAAAAATTCAGAATATGTCGGATCAGTTAAAGATGTTCGAGGACAAGATTTATCCAAAGTGGACATCATCACTTTTGGAAGCCCATGCCAGGACTTTAGCCTTGCTGGAAAACGTAAAGGAATGGGAGGCGATAGAAGCTCCCTTATTACCGAAGCAATACGACTCATCATTGAGTGTAGACCACGTTTTTTTATCTGGGAAAATGTTAAAGGAACTTTCTCCTCAAACAATAGCGAAGACTTTTGGGCAATTATCCAAGCCTTTGCCAACATTGGGGTTTATAGACTTGAATGGCAATTGCTCAATACAAAGTGGTTTCTACCCCAAAATAGAGAGAGAATCTACCTTGTCGGATATATTGGAGAAGGAAGTAAAGGACAAGTATTTCCTATCAGAAAAGGTGGTAAACAGGTTAATGAGTTACAAAGACAACAAGCAAACACCAATTGTATCACAGCAAGATATAGGGCTTCAGAATCAAACGG